TGTTACCTTATTGATCATTTGGTAATCTGATATATCAAACTCCACTGCTTGATAGGTAACATCACCTGAACCTGGCACATCACTAAAATCTGTTACTGCACCACCGGCCTGGCTTATGATGTCAGTACGTGATAAGAATTTTGCATAACCGCGTTGATCCATATAAAACGAACCTAAATCTGTGGCTTCTACTTCCTGGCAGGCGGCTAATAATGATCTTGAACTGCCACTATCTGCCTGTACTGTTGTAGTTGCGGTAGTTGATATATCACGCATACCAGTAGGCCATTCACCGGATGTTAATAAAGTTGATATTCTTTGCGCTGTGGTTTGTCCGGCTGTACCACCTGTAACTGATGTTAGAGTAGTTAAATTTAATAATTGAAAACCATCTACGCAAGATAAAGTTACATACGCTGGATCAAATCCGGTAGGGCTTTGATAATTCCATTCCTGTACATACATAGAACCTAAATTATATGTGATGCCTAAATACTCTGCCGTAAAACGAATCTTACGCATAGGTTTAATTTTTCCATATAAAGATGATGCGGTATTGGCTGGATTAAATTCACCAGTTTCATCAACAAAAGTAATGCGTGCAGTACCACCTGTAAATGAATCTGACGATCTATTAAATGCACGCCGAATATAACATTGAGTTACAAAATCCGTTATATCTACTACATCAGCGGCAACTGTACCCAATATTGCTTCATCCAATACTGTTGCAGGATCATCTAATACTAAAACAGGATCAAAGGAAGCACCGCCTGAAAAATCTATTTCAGTTCTAAATATTGCCGCTGGCATTATCTTCCTAAATTAGTTAATTGAGTTACCGCGCCTGATCGGTTTAAGTTATACAAAGCATCCTGAATTACAGATTGTAATTGGCCTTCCGATATAACCGATCCTGCCACATTTACATTTACAGTAGTACCCATTCCGCCCATTTTGTCTAATGGTATAACCGCTTCCGATCCGGCCTCACCAATTAGTGCAAGGGTAGGGGAATCTACAATGCCACCTTCTGCCATGCGCGGTACATCAAATAGTCTTTGATAATAATCTACCGCTTGCGCTGTATATCTTGCGCTTGATCCAGCCATAGCCGCATTTAAACCTTCTTTTCTCAAATCTTCAAAAACCTTTTGACCTAAAACATTTGGTGCTTGCCCTGTTAATACGGCTTCTTGAAATCTTGGAGATGTTATTTGTTCAAATTGTTGCTGTTGATATTGGAATGTCATACCCACTGGCATTTTCTTTTTGCTAATTTCATCAAGCAATGCCAACATCTTGCGTAATTCATCATTAGCGGCAAACAATGTTTGTAAATAAATTAAAACTTCTGTGGTTGTAATTCCCCACTTTTTAGCCAACATTTCAATTTCACCAGTTGTGATTTGTCCATCTTCAATAACCTTTAATACATCTGCATAGCGTTCGGCTTCATCAACGGCTTTTTTAGTACCATCCGCTAACTTCTGCAATATCTTTACACGCAACTCATCTTCGGCAGATAACTTACGGCTTAACGCCGCTTGTAGGTTGATCCGATCAAGATCAAACATGGCTTCCAACTCAGCCTTCTTTTTATCCAAAGCCTGTTGTGCCAATTTTTCTTTAGTTAATTTCTTTTGTTTGTTTAAAGCTTCAGCCGCCATCTTGTCTAATCGTGCTTGTAATTTGGCTAACTTTTCGGCAATGGCTTTTTGTTCGGCAGATTGCTCTAAAGTATCTCCTGTACTTTCAGCAATTTTTTTACCTTCTTTTGCTAAACCTTCAAACCCTTGTAACCACCCACCAATGACAGGTATATTTTCTGCACTAAACAAAAATTTAAGTACACGATTTCCTTCAATTTTTTTGGCTAGACCATCAAAGGCATTAGTAATTTTTTGCGCTTTATCTGCCAAAGCAATTAAAATATAACCACCATTTAAACCTAATGATTCTAATCTTGAACCAAAATAATCAGAAGCATTGCCACCACCAATTAAAATTTCGGTTGCAGTAATAAAGCCTTCGCCTAAGCTTGTTTGTGCCGCACCTGCGCTAATCTTTAAAGCATCTAATTGACCGCCAAATGTTTCAGTAGCTCTTTTGGCCGCACCACCAAATTTTAAAGTTAAATAATCTGTAATCTCTGCTAAGCCAATTTCTTTGGCAGTTACCGCATCAAAGCCTAAACCTAATGCGCCTAATGCCTTAAAGTTGCCCCGGCTTGCTTTACCTAACGCATCTGATACCTGGGTTAAATCAACACCTGCGCCTACGCTAGTATCTACTGCAACATTAAATAAATCTTGCGCCTTTGTTAAATCGGCAGTTTGGATAATTAAGCCATTGATTGCCGGGGTTAATCTATCTTTAGTAATGTTTGATGCTTTTTCTATACCACTAATAAAAGAATTTACGCTAGGCAGTTGATCTAATTGATTGATTGATCTTAAAGATTGTTCAACTGATTTATCTAATCTTTCCTGGGCTAAAGCCGCTTGTATAGAATTTTTAGCAAAAATAGCCATACCTGCGGCGGCGGCAATTGCGCCGGCTTTGGCAAAAGATTTTAATCTAAAGGTGCTTGTTGCAACTACTTTATCAAAACCTTGCAACTCTTTGGTAGCACGCTCTAAACCTTTTTTATCAAACTTAGTTAAAAAGTTAATCGCAACATATTGACTTAGTGCCATGATTAACCTCTAAATTCTCTGCCTAGATATTTTTTTAATACTCCGTATAGATTATCATTTACTTGGCCACCTAATTGTTGTGATGCCCTATAAATCAATCTTTTTTCTTTGTAAGCACCGCTATTGGCAGTACCTTGCAATTTACCAATAAATGATTCACTAGCATTTGGGTTACGGCTTACACGCCTAGTTCTTCCCCTTGATCTTGATGATCCAAAACCTGCCAACTCATAAATTATACCTGGTACAGATTTGTTTATTACCGCTATTGCAGTTACGCCAAATGTAACGCCTTTGATTCTTTGTACTTTACTTTTAGCTGTACTTACTCTTATGCCGCGTATAACTTCTGTTTGCGACCACTTCCAACGGCTTCTTTTATTTTCACCAATAGTTCTACCCCGGTGTACTTGATCATTAGCCCAACCCCATTGTGGTGGGTAATTTGGTTCTACATCACGCCATCCTGGAAATGGTGAGTGCGGTACAAAACTTTGTGCTAATTTTGCAACAGGCTTAACAGCCTTGTTTAATTCCCTTCTAAATTCTTTTTGTAAATCAGGATCTACCTTTTTCATTTTTTCAAGAAGTTCAGTTAAATTTTCAACATAGATTGATGGCACTGCCGCCAATGATCTAGTACGGCCAGGAAGTTCTGCGTATCTTGGTTTAATCATTACTTCCGCCTAACTGTTGCCTTCTTGTTGTTGTAATATTTTTCTTGCAAGATGGCTTTAATTGCTGAATAAATCGCTGGATCAACCTCTAATAAATCTTTAGGGCTAATGCCTGTTGCCACCGACACGGAAGCGACTTCATAAATTGACCCGTGCCGGTCTATCCATTTTTTGAATCGTAAACCAAATCAACATCTAAATATTGATTGATGTAATCATCACCAAAAAGAAGCTCTGTTTTGCCAGCATCTTTTTCTAAACGCCAGGCAAACCACCACAAATCACTTTCCATTTGTAGTTCGCCTAATCTCTTACGCCAGCCGGTTTTAAATTCGGCCTCAAACGCCACCTTTGCGGATGGCGTAAGATCATAGGTTACTTTTTTACCATCTTTTTTAACAATTTCAATCTTGTGCATTGTCCCACCCTTTTCTTATTACGCGCTTGTTGATTTTGTTAATGCAGTTACCGGCAGTGATACAGATACGCTTGCTACCGCATCAACAGCACCATTTACAGGTGTCCATGATGAGATAAGGCATGACATTGTATAACTTGGATTTGTAGCTGTTACTGTACCTGATACTGGTATCAATTTGATATTCAGTTTAGTACCTAGCGCATCTTCAAATAGTGCGTTCACTGATGCTGATGCAAAATCATTGTACAGTTCAAGATTGAGCGTTGGGCGTTCAATCCCACCGATCATGTTCTGTACATTATCATTCATTGCAGTGATCTCTACTTGATCAATTTCGCGTGCTAGGCTTACAGTGCTGACATGATCAGTAATGGTAGTTGTACCAACAATCACGGCAACTTTGTTACCCATAAATATGGCCATATTTTTCCTTTCGTTACTAACCTATCAATTCAACCGCATATTGATAACTTAGGTAGTCAATATTAGCGGAAGTAATTGTGCCAGGGCTTGCAGACACAACCCTGAGCGTTTGAACAGCACCACCTAAAGTTTTATCAGCTTCAACGGCGGATTTAATTGAAGTTGAACCGGATGAAGCAAGTAGCCCATCCAATCTTTCTTGCCCATTTCTTTCACTCATTCTACCAACTACAACAATGATTTGACATGATGCGGAATCAAAACCCCGGTTTAATGTGTAATCATAATTCATAGATAATTGACCAACTATTGCAAAAGCGTTGTTGGTTGGGATATTTGTAGAATCAGGCACATAATCAAATACACGCAATCCGGTTATTGCTTGAAGTGCAGTTTTTAGATTATCTCTAACTGTACTTGGGATCATGCAACTACTTCTTTTTTGTAAGCTCTGACCATTGCAGTTACATCTCTACCTAATGGGGACATTCTTACAACGCCTAAATCACCTAATCCTAATATTCCACCCGGTGCATCTTTACGCTTGTATAGATCAGCGGTAAGAATTAAACAGGCCATATTTATATCATCCGGTACTGACGGCCAGCCCCATCTTGCAGTTACTTGCACACCTGGGCGTAATCCATTTTGTGTTAGCCCTGGGAATATTGGCCAGGTTTCGGTATTAGATACCATAGTTAATTGGGTATATGGTCGGCTTAAAGATGGTGCGGTTAATGGGTCTAAAATATAATCTTGATTTAAAGTTAAAGTTTTTGCGTATGTGCCATTGCCGTTTGAATCAGTTTTTACAACTAAATCTGTTGTAGTACCTAAATCATCTATGTAAACAAAAATATCTGAATAGGCGCGATAAAGCCGCGCTGATGCCACTGCATCTAAATAAAATCTTCTATTAGCAATCCGATCAATTGATCTTGATGCTGATTCAATTAAATCTTCTAATAAGTCATTATCAATATTATCTGATATAGACATATAACCCTTAATCTGAGTTAATGTTGCATATCCATTTGTTATAGCCATGATCGGTATCCAAATCCTGTACTGCCCTGGGACATTAGACAAACTCCATTCATTAAATACCGATCATAGTTAGAATCCAGGCCACTGGAAGGGTAGCGGCCTGGAAACTTATTGGTTTAGAAACTTGGTGTTGCTAAACCTGTGCCGTTAATTTGTGCAACAGCCTTTGGATAACGCTCTGCGGTAAATGCTGACATACCGAATAGAACGATGTTAATCGCAACCTTGCCATTTGGTTCTTCAAATGTAACATAGGTTGGCGCGGCGGCTTCTTCCCATAGATGACACTCATTTAGATCAACCACAAAGATTGTATCTTGATTTGTGCCTGCGCCAACATTTGTTGCAATGTTAGCATCCACAAGAATTGGCAATCCTAGAATTGAGTAACCTGAGTTACCATATTGCGGTGCGCCGTTACCTGTACCCATTGCGTTCATAGGATTGTATGCCTGTGGCACAATCAATGGCCTATTTGAACTATCTACTCCAGCCAACAGCATTCCTAATCTGCGTGGGTGCATGATTACCGCGTTTGGATTTACATAGATATTGCTTTGGATTTGTTGAATTGCATCAGCAATCTTTGGATATAGACCTGCAACTGTACCGGTTGTAGCTGTGTAAGTTACTAGAACTCCAGTGGTCATATTTAATAGACCTAATGGTTGTCCGTTTGATCCTGATCCATTTAGAAGTGAGTTATCCAACTTAGTGTGATAATCACGGATCAAATCACCTAGAACAATTCCCTCAATGTTGTATCCGCGTAGTAATGCTTGCTTAGATACTGATTGTTGTCCTGCAATTGTGTTTACATTTACAGTAAGGGTGTTATCTGCAATATCTTGTGATACTGCGGCTGTGTTCTGTGATGTTTGATATGCAGTTGTAGTACCAGTATTTATCTTAGAGATAACCACTGACATACCCTGTGTAGGTAATTCATGCTTTCTAGCGGCATCTGCAAAAACGCGGCCAGCCCGTGCTAACGGGGCGTATAAATCAACTAAATACTGCGGAACAACTAAGCCTGCAAAGTTGGATGTACCAACTGCACGCTTCTCAATTGCCATTTCCTGTTGATGGCGTGCAATACGCGCACTAGCTTCACCATCTGTTTTAAATTGTGCTTTTAGTGCATCAGTTAAGAAATCATTGCTTGATCTCTCTGAGTAAGTTAGTTGCTCACTGGTAACAATAAAACCACCGGCGCGTGCCTCTTTCTTTGGCTCAATGTTTGCATCAACTTTAGCGGCTAGATCAGCGGCTTTTTGATTGCGTATTTCAATATCGGACATCTGCTCAATTCGCTCATCCAACTTTTTAATCTCTAGGTTAAGGGCTTCTACATTAGCCAACTCAACTTCGGATAGATCGCGTGCTTCTTCTGCCGCACGATCTAAAGTTGCCTGAATTAGAGATGTCTTTGATTCGCGCTTCTCACGGAGAGAAGTTAGAAAAGTATTAGACATTTTTCTCCTATTAGTTAGTTGTTTTAGTGAGAAGGTGTAACGCGCCGATAATCGGGGTTAGGTGTTCTACGACTTGACAAAATTATATCTCTTTTTTTAAATCTTTTAGTATTTGTAGGGCAGTGTTAAATCTTGTTTTTTCTTCTACCTGTTCTACGCTTTCAGATCGGTTTTCACCATATTCTGAAATGTTAATTGCAGTTAATTGATCCTCAGCCTGGGATTGCATTTTGTGGCAACCCATTAGCTCATTGGTATCAGTTTTTACAACTGCATACCCTTCACACTCAGGGTGGTTACTTACTACGCTGTATGGCATCTAATATCTTCCTTGCTTCATCTAGTCTAGGTGTCATTTGTGGTTGGCCATCACGCATACCTGTAATGCTGGCCAGTTCGCCATAAGCACCAAAGGTTACAAGTGATACTTCTGCCAAATGTGCTTTGATTCTTTCCATAACCCCATCAGGCCGTTTTTTATTCTTGATCGGCATAAATCCAACTGATAATTGATCTAACGCGCCATCTTTGACTAACTCTAACGCTTCATCACCTTCACGCGTTTTTGAAATTTTAAATTCAGCATATAGGCCTTCTTCAGTTTCCCTAAGTAATGTGGCACGGCCTAACACATTATTTTCACCATGACCCCTAAGAAGTTTGACCCGGTGCGGTGCTTTAATAACTTCTGCAAACACACCTTTTCTAAACACTTCAATCATTGTGCTGGTAATGCGCTGTTCTTTGTTGTAAGGCACGGCAATACCAAAAATGGTGCGGCCATCTCCATTAGCGCGAAGCTCTAAATTTACTGAGTAATTTCTATTTTCCATTTTTTCCTCAGACATAGTTTTCATCCTCTACTGTATCTTCTACATCACTTTGTAATGAATCATTTATGCCTTCTACTTCATCCCCTTCTTCATAATCCATAGGATCAAGGTTTTCATAGCTTCTAACTTCATCAACAGATAAGAAGCCATTAGATAAGGCAGTTGCATAAGCGTTATATCTACTTGCAGTATCGGTCTTTAGTAATGAATCATATTTAAACCCGGCAGTTTGACCACGGACAAGTAGATCAGAAAATGCCGCTTCTATTCTTTCAGCGATTGGTTGTATTGACCATTTAATCAATTGTAGATTTTCTTCTACTACATTTGAATAAGTACGGCTTGAATTAGGCGATCCTAAGAAATAAGGCGGTAAGCCTAAAATGTTTGCCGCTTCTGTAAGCCCGGCTGTTTGCGCTTCTACTAATTGTGATTCAGCCGCGTTAGAACTTAATACTTCAAAATCTGTTGATGAGTTCATAACCACTGGTGATCTATTGCGTGATGAGTACATTGCCATCCATGCGCTCTTTAGTGCATCCGCTTCTTCTTGTGATAGATCAGGGTTTGCAGATTTAATTACCGCTGTTGGATTTACACCACCATCAAAGTATCTTGATGCGTATTCATTGATTGCAATCTCTTTACCCAATGCTTGTTTAGCAACTGCTAATATACCTTTACCAACTAAATCACCTGGCAAAGTAAAATTCTTAATGTGCATGATCTCTGATTGATCATAAGTACGCTCATCAATTTTGTAAATGATTCTGCCTTTGTCGGTAGTTACTTGTACACGATCCGGCGATACTGGATAAATTGAATCAGGCAATCCATTAGCACCTGGTTCACCTAATACTGCAACATAATTACCATGAATAATTAAAGCTGCCGCCATTGCACTAATTGTTTCCATCCGGGTTTCAGTTGGCACTGGGCGCATTAAAATTTGTGGTGTTGGTAATACTTCGCGCTTATTGCGATATGCACAAAGTGGAAGCGCACCAATCGCATCACTAATTAAAGTTATACCGCGATAAATTGCCGGGATTCCTAAAGCGGTGTTTTGATCTACATAAGCACCTGCCCAATTACCTTCAAAGAATCGGCCAACCCTACCTAAAGAATCTACATACCCGGAAGATGTGTAAACCATAGATGATTGAATTTGTCTTTTAAGCAATCGGCCTAGCATTATTTACCTCTGTTTTCCAAAGCAATTCCAAATAAAACTAAAAATGCACCCGATAATATTACCGCGATCAGTGGGTTAATTGTTGCGACACCTGCAACTATTAACAAAGAACCTATTATTTGTAAAACTGATGGTATGTATTTCATTAGTAGATTTTACTCCTTGCAACTGGCTGATCTTCTATTTTTGTTACCACACCATAGCGTGCCAGCGTAACCGCTACAAGTGGCGTGATGTTAGTTGTGCTTTGGCGATTCCATGCCCAGGAATCACCCAATGGTCGTTTAGTTGAACCCATAATAGCTGTTTTTAAATTGGGATCATCTAGGTGGCATATAGTCTTGGCTTGTACTGCATCATAAAATGAACCACATGCCATAGCGTAGTCACGCAAGTGGATAGACATAACGCCTATGTTTTCTTTTTCCAATTCGGCTATAAGTGATGCTGCCGGTGACCCGGTATCAATTACCACCTTTGTGTTATATCTCTTGCATAACTCAACTAAGCGTGGCAATACCCATGATGTACCTTCTTTACATTCAATCAACTCAACCGGCGTAAAATCTCTTACTAAGCCTGATGCACCAATAGAAGCCTTATCACGCTCACGCGATATATCCACACCAAATACAATTTGATTGCCTATTGCAATATCTGTTCTAGCCAAAGAATCCCACAACTCAGTATTGATCACTTGTACTGCATCCCTAGCCGGCCAAACATTTAACCATTCCTTTGTAAATATCTCAGGGCTATTAGTTGTAGCTGCTTCTCTTACCGCATCTAGCAATACACCCTTTTCTTCATGCAATGAAGGTATAGCCTGATACCAAACCTCTTGATCCATATAATCAAAATCATCTGATGATGGACACCATTCAAACCATGCAAGTTTGTTTTGTGGTTCGGCTATTTCTCGGTGACCTATTTCCCGGTAATGCTCTAATAACTCAGATTCTCCAGGCCTACCGGCATTGGAAAGAATCCATAATTGACCATTGCGCTTAGTTGCAAGAGTTGGTTGTAAATTAGCTATAAGTGATAATGGATGAGTTAATGCTTCATCAATAACCATTAAATTCAAACTAAGGCCGCGTGCGCCTTTATCATTAGGTGTAACAATTCCATAAGTTGATCCATTACGCATGTATATCTTTTCACTGCCATTAACCCTAGACACCCTAGCAATGCGTTTAGCAAACTTAGGTGATAATTGAAAACTTAATAAATGTTCTTCCCACTTACTCTTAGCCATGTTGCGATCCTGGGCTGTATAGGCAACATGTCTTTTAGGTTGTAATAACTCATAAGCAATACGCGTTTCAATAAGTTTACTTTTCCCGTTTTGGCGACCTACTTGGGCGCATACTGATCTGTACTTGTACAACCCAGTTGCATCTTTTTCTAAACCTACATCTGCTACATAGCGTTGCCAATCAAACAAATCAAAACCTAATAGGCGTGCTACTTGGGCTAATTTATCGCCATCTGTTTCACTTGCTTCATCTCTTAATGATGCCCATCTAGGCGTACATAAGGATTTACTCAAACAGATCATCCTCATCAGGTAATGCACATGAATCCCATATTTCACGCAACTCTTTAGATATGGATGGAATAGTGTGACCACCTTTACCGGATTCTTCAATGCGATCCCAGGCGCGTGCAAGGCCTAATAACATTTCACGCTTAACGGCATCTATGTCATTACGACCTGTAATAGCTTTAACCATAGCCGTAGTGTGGCGACCTAACTTCTTTTTAGGTTTACCACTTGCGACTATTTTTAATTGCTTTGCGTTTTGCATTTCCATATTTAGCCCCCCTTGAATAGTTACAACTTGCACATGATGGTCTTAATGAACCCACCCAAAGTTCCGGTGACGGAAAGGAATCAATGGGCGGTTCATGGTCTAGCGTGGTTGCGACAGCCTTTTTACAGTAAAAACATTTTGGTTTTTGAGCCAAAACCATTTCTCTAATTTTTTTGTAATTCCCATTATATTTTCTACTTTTTAAAGTTTTCATTTTTAATTAGTTTTTTTTCTGCACAATTTTGGATGCGCCGGGGAGAGAGAAAACGCGAACGGCGGCGTATTACAGACGCGCTCAAAATGGGAAAAAACAGCCATTTGATTTAATCTACTTTACTTGCCAACACATGCAGTGTGCCAGTGCCACCGGATGTAACAGCCCAAAGGTCTTCACCATCTACCAATGACATCCTTAACACATCACCATTATCCATGATGTAACCACTGGTTGATGTGACACCACTGTTGCCTATAAATATCTCATGCTTAGCGTGTAGTAACACATCACGCGTTACATTATCTACACCAATGATTGATTGTCTTGTCCCTGTTACTGTTACTTGGCTAGTTATTATCGCCATTGATTTGTTCCTCACTCTGTAATCTTGCACGCCTAAAGCGTTCAAAGTCTTTGTGCTGTTTAGCACCTATCCACATCTTACGCTGATGATCCATCTGTACGCCGGTGTGTGCATATAGTTTATACCCAAAGCTCTTAGCTCTAATGCACCACAACAAATCTTCACCCACCCATTCTTTATGCAATGGCATATCCTGGTAGAAGCACCACTTACTACCCTGATGTGTATCATCAGCTTCTTTTACAAACCTTTCAAACACTGACCTATGCACAATGATTGCACCTGTGCCAGCAGCATCTACTTCAATGATGCTATCTTCTTCATAATCATGTACTGCATACAATCCATTATCTGTACCTAACTTAAATATGCAAGGCACTGGCTCTAAGTACAGCTCACCCACATCCCAACCACCATGCACCACACCCGACACAATAGGCCGCTTATCTTTATCTGCCGCGGCTACTAACTTCTTAAAGTGATCAACAGTAAATCTCTGATCTGTATCTATCTGTAATAGCCAATCATCTGTGGTTTTCTCTAAGAAGGTTGCAACAATCTGATTGCGTAACCTACTAATAACGCCTGATCCTTGTAAGCTAATGAACTGCCCTAATTGTTTTTGTGATCTAGCCACATCTAAAATGCTGGTCATAAAGTCTGTTACTACATACCCAGGTGATGTAACCCCAATTGTAATTTTCTCTGTATCTTTCAATGCCATCCCTTCTTAGCCCAATGTTTCAATGCCTTGCAAGCATCAGGTATTCCGGCCTTCTCATCTATCCAGCCATACCGGTGGCCAATATAACGCTTGCCCCATTCAATTTGTTTTATGCCACCCACTGTTTTTAAATATTCTGATCTGCCCTGTGGAATCCCATAATGACTACCATTACGCGCTTTGGGGTTAAACCGGCTTTCATGGTGATATAGCTCAATTAGGCAATAGGTCTGTTCAATATCGTATTTCAAACTAATGTAAATATATTGCTTGTAATGATTTGGCTTATAGTGGGGTAACCCAAAAGCGGGTTTTATATTTATGAATAATATTATTAAAACCAATAAAGATGTTATTAGTTTTTTATTAGATACCTGGGTAACTGGATTTTTAGGAAAGCCCCCCCTACCCCCCCAAATTAAATTTGAGTAGGTAAGGAAGTCTGACACCTGGTATAACCGGTTCTCAGTGTAAGCCCCCACAAAGCGGTGTAAAGATAACATAAATCTCCAACCTTTAGTAACTGTTAATATCCGGCGTGTTTAGCTTTGTCTAAGATTTGGCAGGTAAAACACGGATCATCTCTCATAATCCATGCCCCACACTTATTGCATCTGATTGGTTCGCTCATGCGCTCTTTCCAATAATACATCTACCATCTCTACAAATGGCCTGCAATGTCGCTTTTGTACCATATAGAACCTATCCTCGTGATCCCTATCGGCATCATAATAAGTTCTTATTGTCCAGTTAGGCTTTGTAGCCACTGGTATAGCAAACAGGTGATGAGTAATCTGACTAATAATCACATAAGCAAAGGGTTTGACTACCTTGCTATCAAATCCATTAACAGTATCTACCATTAGTGGGTTATGTGGAAAGTCATCAACATCCCTAAAGGTTCTGCTACTACTTTTGATCTCTAATACTAAACCATCAATTATTACATCTTTCTCATTCATGGTTTTATCTTTGATTTCAGTAGCATTGCTAGCCATTGAAAATTCAGGTACTTCTACCCCTGGTATTCCATAACTTGATAAAAGGTCAGCTACATAAAGGTTGTAGCCATGACCTTCTAACATTGCTTTGTGATAGTTAAATTTACTCACTTGCTACCTGCATACATTGAGTACAAGTACCATCTAATAAAACTCTAGGATCATCACACCAAACACAACGCAAGTTATTTGGTACAAAGTCATTAACTACACCACTATCAGTGAATGTAGATCTAAGGCCATCAGGTCTAATGATTTCTAATTCACCCATTGCTTGCCCCAGGGTAGAACCACTTGCCATTTTTACTCATAGTTGCCCACTTAGCCGGGCAACCTTTAGGACATGTGTATCCGTAATACGGCGTGTTACGACCCTTTGCAATTCCCTGTTTAAGAATCATTTGACCATGTTCACAATACTGAATTGCAGGTACATCTGATGCAACTGCATCAACTACCTGCTCTAAACTCATTGGTACTGGATCAACATCAGGCTTTGGTTCTTCTACAAATTGATGGCGCATAATTCTTTCCATCAATGCCGACTTACTACCAGGTTGGCCATAGATTGCCTTTGTTGCAGGCGTTGGCTCAGGTGTCCTAGATAGTAACTCTGAATCTAAAGATTCTGTTGGTGTAACTGCCCAGGTCTGCCTGTTTTTAGCCGCTATAACCTCTTGCTTAGATGCAACCCTTTTAGTTGCAGTTTTCATGGCCGCAACTATAGCTCGCCCCCATGCCGAGGTTTCACATATCATAAGCTCAGATCCGGCGGTCATGCCTTTACCTGGGATTTGTTCCCAGGCACAAGCAACACCAGGCCTTACATCATGTGGATCACGATAACAAGCGGCTGTATAAACAATATAAGTTTTATCTGCCACCTGCACAATCTCATAAGGTTTATTTGGGTTATATGGTTGCAATGAAGCTTCCGGGTATAACTCTTTTAATTGTGCAATGCGTTCAGCCACATCAACATAATCATTCATGTTCATTATTTGTTTTCCCTATCCCAAAGGCTGACAACCTTTTCCATTAAGTAATCATTATCTTCTTGCAATTGCTTTGTACGCAATGCTGGATGATTAGTTGTTGGATAATTGCTAACTGTAAACTTTTGCACCTTAACAGTTGATTGTCTTGTATCGGCACTACCGCGTTTATAGCCACTCTTAAAACCTTTGTCGTAGCCATTTTCTACTGCAATAATCCAGGTTGCCATAACAATCAACCCAACCAATGCAAACAATATGATGGTAATTAACCACCCTAATACTTCATAGTTCATATTTCACCGCTTCCTTGAACTTGTCTAACCAATAGGCTTCAACCATTTTGGCTGATAGCCTTCCTCTGACCTGCCTAGCACCAATAGCCTTTTTGGCGTGTTGGCGGATCAGGGAAGCTTTTACAAAGTGCTTGCGTTTTTCATCCACATAAGCACCTGATTGTTTATCATATTTAACTAATTCCAACTCATCACCTTATCTAACTCAGCCGGCAATGCCACCGGATCAACATCATTGATTACTTGGTATGTACTGCCATTTGGGTGTATTGATGGTGGTAGTACTACATAACCCTTATGTTTAATATCTATACCTGGTATTAGTTTCCCTTTAAATTGCTTATCCTTATCAGCTACATAATAAAAGTGAAATCCATTATCTGTTTTAACTGTATGGGTATTAGACTTAACACATAACCGGCGATAATCTTCCCATAGGGTTCTTGAAGCTATATTGCGTATATCAAAATCTAATACAACTAGGTTTGATTGCACAATGGCTAATCCAATGTTTAAGTTTGGATCATCTTTAAACCACTTTTTAACTAATGATTTATTATTACTTGCATCAAGATAGCCATGCCTTAAAAACTTACATGGTTCTTTAGATTGCGGCTTTAATGGCATTACAAACCAACCTTTTTCAATATAGGCTAAAGCGTTCATGCGTAAACCCATGATCCGCGATAGTTGGTTGTAAAGCAATATTGACCAACAGCATTATCAAAAGAGATGCTGAAATCATATTTATTTTGCTTTAAAAACTCAGTAGCCAATATTGCGGAAGCATAATTTTCTACCCAGTAAATAAACAGATGTGACCAACAGATTGAATCTTCAAAGCGATCTTTTTGAGTTAGCCAATCTGATTCAGTTGCCCATTCCATTTGGGCTTGCGTTAAACCTTCAAACTGATTCTTTGTAAGTTTCATTAGTGGTTGACCTTTTGGTTGTGTACATACTCAGCTAATAAACCAAACAATTTAGATTTTAATCTACGCACTGCATCATCAGGCGTTTTACCAAATGATGTGAAATCGCCTAATACATTTGATGTAGATGCAACATAATTATCTTCATCTTTTACATACCTAAAATCAATCTTGGTTTGTAATACGCTTTCAATAACTATAATCATGCGTTCACCATGATCATCTTGTAAGCGTTATCCTTGATTTCTTTACGCACAATTTTGCAATCAGCACACCAACATTTACGCACGCGTAGATTGCTATCACTTGATATACAGATTGTGTCTAAACAGTATTGATTACAATTACATACTTGGTTCTTTGTAGCTTTCATAATTAACCCCTTCCGGTCAATTGCGTTTGTAAATGCAATTAAACACTAGCCCACTGACAAATGCAATATGCCATAGGGGTGTGTCATGTGATCTACCTCACCCAAAGGCCTTACCCATAGCTGTAAATGAGCCATCAGCGTTAAATGGAATCATCTCCGCGCTGACATTACCGCGCTTAATATGTATGATCACTGCCGCGGCTTGCCAGTTTGCATAGCCCCTGATGCCCAAATAAGCCATTTTCTTCATGTCGCATGTATGACCACATTCAATACCCACTAAAACACGCTCTAAACGGCCGTTAAAGGCTTCTGAGTGGCATTGGTAGCCCATCCTATGAGTATGCCCCGACACTACTCCGCGACCCCACCTTTTCGCTATGTTCAACGCCGTACCGCCGCCTGCCCTAGAGATTGTGCCTTCATCCCCATGACAAAGCACAAAGTTAGTACCAGGGATTGGGTAAGGCTGTTTAGCGTAATGGATGCCTAGATCATCAAAACCCATAAATTTTGCATACTGCAATTCCGGCAACTCCATTAACCCAGGTATTCGGGCTACGGCTTTGTATAGCCGATCTGAATGATTTGATCTACTAACTACATCTGTTTTCAAATCGTACAAAATATCCTGGCAGGTTGTCCGATCTTCATCAAGTGTTTGCATAAAGGATTCTGCCCGGCCTTCACTAAACCTACTGATGGTATTGAAATCCATTTCATCACCAGTGTTAAGTACTAGATCAAACTTAAAAGTATTAACCAATTTTTTTAGATTGATTACGGCTTCTGTAAATTCAAATGGCACTTGCAAGTCTGACACCACTAAGTAGCGTGCGTTAAATGTTTTATCGCGTTTAATCATCATCCTCATCTTCTGTTGGATCAATTCGGGGAATGATCTCAGTTGGTTTATTGTTCGGATTGACCCAATCGGGTAGTGATGCACCTGGTTCTGTTATTAACCAAAATGCAACTTCACTACTAAAGCCGGCGGCTTTGGCCGCCCTGTACATTTCATTTAATGTGATGTAATGATTTTCTAATTTGTTTAACGCATCAGCTTTACCAGGTGTGCGCCGTTTGCGCTTTACTACTTTGCGGGGTTTTTTTGGGGTCATGGTATCCCTAATTTTAGATCATACTAATCCGCGAATAGCACGCTCAACGCCTTCTTCAAGACTTATTTTTGGCGTGTAGTAATCGCTCATCATTGTTGGATCGCCTACCCGATAGGCCACACCTGCCGGCTTATCGGTCAATATCTTGAATCTATTGGCAGATGTCTTTTCATATCCCAGGGTACTCATTGCTATTTTTGCTAACTCTAAAAAGGTGGTAGGCCTGCCGGTACATAGATTAACTGTTTGATTACACTCATTTTTAACCATTTCAATTGTTGCATCAACCACATCATCAATGTGAATAAAATCCCGGGTAGTAGTTGCCTTGCCCCAAATGTTAAATGGATTTGAGTTCATTATGGCACGCTGAATAATTGATGGGAAAGGGTAATCTAAGTCTTGATCAGTGCCATAACCGCTAAATGGTCTAAGGGTTAATACCTTTGTACCTTCTTCACGCAAGTAATTCATAAGCATTTCACCAGTTAGTTTTGTCCAGCCATAAGTCATATCCGGCTTACCTATTTTGTTAAAATTTATATCCTTTTCTTTTAACTTCTTTTTCTTTGCCAGGGTTTGTAGCTCTATTGGATAAGCGGCAGATGATGAGAAGTACACAACATAAGGCTGTTCGGTTCGCATAGCCCAGGTAGCAAACTCAGCATCAATGGCAAGATCAACAGCTAGTGATAATGGTTCATTTTCTATAACCATACGGCCACCAACTAATGCGGCTAGATGTATTACTAGATCATATTGTTTTTTTTCTAGCTGAAAGAATTTACGGCAATCAACACCTTGCTTTAAATCAACTAAAGTTAGGTTGGCATAAGGTAGCGCACGCCTAAAAGCACGGCCTACAAAGCCATGTGATCCTGTAATAAGTATGTTCATTATTGCCACAAATTGTACAGATTATTTGGCCTTATATCTCCAATTAAATCTGATACATATCTTCCTTGACCAACTAAACCAGGCTCTATTGAATATCTATTTAATTTATCACTTGCTTTATTTAATTCTATATCTGCAAAAGTTTTACCCTGTAATGCTTCAAAAAGTATTGGCGTACAACTTAATTTAACTGCCGTAGCATGACCGCCATAAGATTGCTGTATTTTCTTTATTCTGTTTGTTATTGATTCATAAGAAATTAAATGATCACCAAATGAAATAGTGTCCCAATCATCAGGTATTTCACACCAAACCTGTTCTAGTTTTGTATAAAAATCATCTACAAATTCACAATCATCATCTAGCAATAAAACTGTTTTATATTCTTTAAATTGAGCATAAAGTAAACGATTTAAACCATTCATTACATTACAAAAAATAGGTGTCATGTCTGTGTTTAAATCATCAATAGCAGGCCAACGATAAAAGGTTGTATCAAGTTTGTTTAATTGATAAGTAATTGCTTCTAATCTTTCAGGCCTTCTATCTAAATTAACTACAATCACCGCATCAAACATTTCATTTAGGTTCATCTATATTTCCTTACTAACTCTGCATAATCCGCGCTTGCTAAATATTGTTGCAGTGCTAGTAAATCCTTTTCATACCACTTAGGTTGATTAACCCTGGCATAGCCTTCATCCATCTCAGCCTTGCCTGCCACTGGGTGTAGATGCTCAATAATTACATCAGGTAAATACTTTAAGTAATTCAAATCTAAACCTAATTGCTTTACAAAGTTATCAAAAAATAAATGTACGCAACCTGGGAATGTCATGCCTTGTAACTCAACTACTAAATCCCGGCTCATGCCAAAAGCTGTTGGCAAATTCGCACCTTGCAATAAATCATCACCATACACAATACCGGTGTTAATGCCTAACGCTTGAATAAAGGCTTGATCCCAGTTTTGGGTTCTAGGTAAGTGATCATCACCCATGAAAACAAAATAATCATATAAAGGATAGTTAGAAAAATCCAAAAGATAAACCGCACCGGTATTAAGAGAGTTAGCACAACCACCTGTTTTATTATCGGCAGGTAGTAATCGTAGATTTTTGTTTTTAGCATATTCATCCCATTTCGGATCATCATTATCAATTACAAAATAAAGATCAGCTTCTGTATTGGTATTTATAAAGGCTTTGGCCAGGCGATCCGCATTTTCAGGCCTGCCCCTACTGGGTACAACCACGCACATCTTCATGGCCATAGGGTAGGGGATAAGGCTGACTTACTTCTTAGATATAAGGATTTCGTAAAGCGTGTCTATTTTTTCCTCAATGCGTGATACCCGGCCTTCTAGGTTATGCCGGCCATTGTTATCAGGCTTTAGCTCACTTAGATAGTGTTTAGTCAGCCAACGCACTGATGCCACTAGTGAACCAACGATTGTTACAGTTGATACTGCCAGTGCTAGGATGTCATTCATAGTCATTTACTATTGATGCCAAACTTATCATCTTTAGGATCAAAATAGCGTGCCAATGGTGCGACTATTGCACCGGCCAAAATTGCGTATTCAGGATTCCAATCTGCAACCAAAGCTAATACAGTTGTAATGGTAGCCGCGGCAATGCTTCGGGCGTAAGACTTTAGAATCTCTTTTTTCTTCTTATCTAATTTCATTTTAATCCTAACTCTTTTATTTTTTGTTGAACTTTATTTTGGTCTAACGCAATTTCAAAGTGCATATCATCTTTACGCCGTTTGTAATTGCCACCCCAGGTCAAACCATATTTAGTTATGAGTAGGTTAATTGTATTACGCTGATGCTTATTAAATGTATTTGACTTGCCCAAAGGATGCTTAATTGCATTTAAATCTATGGCTGTACCGGATGCGTGATTACTTAAAATTCTATCTGATCCCCGGGTTTGCCTAAAAGCATAACCCCAATCATCTAATTGGCCTTCATCTATTGGCTCAACTAGCTCATGAAAATCTTTAGCAAAATTTACCAGAATTGGTGCAACAGCTTTGGCACATGCAAACCTGATCTTTGTGCCTGGCACTGTAAAGGTTTCAATGCCTAACGCCTTACGATCTT